CTTGGCCTCTGCGGCGTCAGCCCGGGCTTTCTCCCGGGAAGCCTCGGTCGTTGCCGTATGCATCCGGGTTTCTGCCTCGGCATAGGCCCGCTCTGCTTCCTCGTGGGTCTTATACTTGGGCTTGAACTCTCCTCCGGCCGCAGCAGTTTCTCGGGCCGCCTTCTGTTCAGGAGTTTCGCCTCCGGCAGCTTCGGCGGCTTCCCGCTCTGCTTTCTCTTCCGGAGTTTCCTCTCCCTCTTCCTTCTCAGGGCCAAGTTCTCCCTCTTCCTCCCCGCCCTCGGCCGGATGTCCCGTTAAAACCGGATGTCCCAGCTCCTCATCGAGCGGATTGGTCAGGTTCCCCTGGGTGTCCTGTTCTGAATCTGCCACTTTTTTAGCCATGACCTGGTTCCTTTCTCTGGCGGGTATCCTTGCGGGCCGCCAGCCCTTCCGGTTATTGCTCCAGCCGGTATCCCTGATGGGGCGGCTTGAGTCCTATTCTAAAAATGCTGCCAGGCGCGATCCCATTTTGAAACGCGCCACTTTCTCTGCAATGGCTGGTTTGAATTCCAGAGGGACCCTGATGGCCATGATCTGCCTGTCCAGGGATTTCAGAAATTCATCGCTCTCTGCTAATTCCAGCAGCCGGTCCCGATATTGCTCAAAGATTATCTTAACCAGCTCTTTATTCTGATGGAGCTCTGCGGTGATCGTCCAGGAGCGGACCACCGCCTGTTCCAGGTTAGACTTGAGCTTAGAGGCCTCCACCTCCGGCGTGTTTTCCAAAGGGCGGCCGGTGACGATGTTGGTGTCAACGCCGCTGGGGCCCATGGGTTTCGGTCCTGTGCTCATTGAATCATCTCCGGTGGCGTGGTGGCTCCTGCTGGTGCCGCAGCAGGTTCTGCAGGCGGTGCGGCGGCTTCGGCAGGCGGTGCACCGCCTGCGCCGGCAGCAGCGGCCTGCGCATCAAAGAGCCCGCCCTGTGCCTTATTCTTCTCGGCCTCGGTGGCGTACTCAGCGGTCTGCGCCCCATGCCTTTCGGCCAGGGCTTGGGCGGCTTGTGCGTCGGCTTCTTCCTTAGTCCCCTGATGCTCGATGCCCGCCTCCTGCTGTTTCTGCTGGGCCGCATCAATCCTCTTGGCATCCTCTGCATCGACGATGATCTTCTCGTCTTCCAGGTTCAGCCTCAGAATCAGCGACTTCAGTAGGGCGTAAGGCTTGATGTACGGGATAAAGATATTGCCTTCCTTGAGCAGCGGGAGGATCAGGTTTGAAATCCCCTGGATCACTTCGGAGTTGCGCATCAAGGCAGCGGCGCCGGACACACTAAACGAGCCGGTGGTCAGGTGGGGGAGCTTTAATCCTGTGGGGGTGCCAGCCGCATATCTGTCCGCCACCTCCTGGCCCATGAGGTTGGCCAGCTCCCTGTGGGTCATGTTGAGCGCCACCGTCTCCCAGCCGGCGATGATGGCGTTCAGGGCTCCGTCTTCCAGGTTCTCGCCCATGAGACCCATGACCGTCAGAGACTGTTCCAGGTTGTTGGCATTCTCGGTGGCGGTCACCGCCTGGCGGTACCCCGGGAGCCCCTGGGCGGCGTAGTTGATCATCACGCCTTCCTGGAAGCGCTGATCGGTGAAGTTCAGGCTGGCCAGGGTGTCGCCGGTGGCGGATTTGCGATCGATCATGCGGACAACCTGCTGGCCCTGCTGCGTCGCCTTGACAAGCCAGGGCTTACCCGGGAAGTCGTCAATGTCGTCGGTGTCCACCAAGTTGCTGATATCGATCTCGGAAGAGGGGTTGACGATCCAGTTGTAGTTGTCCACATAGAGGGAAAAGAGGTTGCACATCATGTACCAGAGGCTTTTGATCCCCTTCAGCAGGGAGCGGCCGTCAAACCGGAGGAGATGGGGCAGCGGCGAGAAGCCGACCCCGGGCCAGCGCAGACTCTGGTAAGGGCTTTTCCTGGGCAGCCGGATTACCCGGTCGCCGACCACGGTGAACCAGCCGCTGGGCAACAGGAGTTTACCGCGCTTATCCAGAATCTGACCCCAATACTCTGAAGTCAGGACCTTAGTGCGGGTGCTCGACTGCTGCCAGGTCATTTCCTGCCGGCGCTTGATCTCGGTCAGGGACAGATCCGGGTTATCCTTCTCGCTACCCCAGGTGCCCCCGGGCCCGCAATCAGGGATGTTGGCCAACTGGCCCACCCTCTCCATTTCCTTGAGCTCATGGTAATCCAGCCACTCCTGGTGGATCCAGTACATTCCGGACCAGGGCTCCCGGCTGAGAGAGTCAGGGTCCCGCTGGATGTTCCAGGGAGGGATCAGCACATACTGCAGACCCTTCCCGGGTATCCATTGCGGAATCATTTCCATGCTCTGACCCACCGCGGCGCCCATGCCGGCGGCATCGGTGAAGCGCATGGGGAAGTTGCTGAAGCTCTTAGAGAGCAGCAGCTCCATGCACTTCAGGATGAAGGTGGCGTCATCCTCCTTCAGCTCGTTTTTAATGCTGAGAAATTCGGGGGTGAAGGCCTTCCTGACCAGAGCCAGGAAGAATTGCACGGAGGCGAAAGGTTTGGGCACGGTCACTCGGGACTGCCAGGACTCCTTGAGCTGATAGTGAGGCGGCTCCTCTTCGTTGTAGATGTCCCACAGCTCCTGCTGGTCGGTGCGAATCCGCCTCATGCTGTCCACCGACATCTTGACGCAGTCGTCGTGGAAGCGGACGAAGTGGGCCTCGTCCTCCCCGAAATAGGCCTGGGCCGCCTTTTCTCGTTCCGCCAGCTCTTTCTCGTCAGGTGCCTTGTTGCTCTGCACCTCAAGCTGGTTGCGGGCCTTAAGGACAGCCTGCGACGGATCGCCAATAGGGAGTTTCACCTCAGCCATTTATCTGAGTCCTAACGCCTTGGCCACGGCCGGCGTCATGCCCGGTGGCAGTTTACTGCGCCCATTGTCTGAAGGAGGCTCCGGCTTCACCGCCGGGCACTCGTTGCACAGGCACTCCAGCTCGCATTTTTCCGGATCGCATTTCATTTGACCTTGCTCATCGGAATCCGCTTGATGGCGTTGTCTACTGTTCTCACGGGGATACCCAGGCCCGCTGCAGCCATTGGCTTCTTTGGGCTGGCATTTGGCGGATTTGCCGTGGGGGCCGTATTCGCTGATGGGCCCGCATCATCGCTTTGCGGTATGCCGCTGTCCACCGCGAAGCTGGTAGACTTCCTCAATGACCTGGTTCTCACCAGGCTGGGAATGTCCACCATGACGGAAGCACCAAAATCAGGCACTTTATTTTACCTTGTCCATCGGGGTGATCTGCAGCGTGTTATCCACGGTCTTCACCGGGATGCCCATGCCCCGCTGCGCGGCCGCATCGAAAGCTGTCTGCCCCCGCTCCCGGGCTTCTCGACCGGCTTTCTGAGCCAAATTCTCCGCGGGCTTAGGCACCGTAAGTGAGCCTGTTGCCGCCTTAACTGCCTTGCCAGCCGAGTCAACTGCCTGGCTGGCGGCGCCTCCAACATTAAGAGCTCTTTTGATTCCACCGATAATATCGGCCATACCCCCTCCCTACAACTTGTGCCGGGTAATCTTGTGGCTCATCGTCCGGACCTTCATGCCGGAGCCCTTACTCTCCGGCAACCCCGTTTCTTTTGAACTGCCGATTTCCTTTGCTACCGAAGGCTTGATCTTCTTGGCCGCCTCGGCTATGTTGGAACTCGGTGCCTTGATCTTGCCCTCCTGCACCGCGTGAACCATTCCCATAAAGCGGCGTTCTTTCTTGCTTTCTGGCATGGCGATCTCCTTAAATGTGGGGCCTCTGGCCTGGAATCGAACCGGCAACCCCCTGCTTACAAGGCAGGCGCTCTACCATTTGAGCTACAGAGGCTCGTCTGGTGGTGCCTGTTGTCGTTCGATCAGTCATAGCGGAGGACCGTTCTTCCAGCTTCCTGGAGGATCACTTCTCCCAGGTGGTGATCTTTAACTGCGGCCATGGCCGCCCAGAATTCATCGCTGCCCACCCGGTGGTATCGCGCACAGGCCAGGTCACCCGTCGCATGAGGTGGCTCACCGTTCCACCCGTTCTCCGGGATAAAGACCTCATGCTCGTTCTCGATGCTCCTGAACCCTTCCCGGTATTGGGGCTGGCCATCTGCACCTACGCCCTCGAAGAACTTCATGGGCCAGAAGCCCTTATACCCGGAGGTGTCTTTGTTAGCCAACCCGACCTCCTCCCATCCCGTAGCTTTTGGCCCGGTTAAAGGCTTTTTCCCTGTACTGGCGTCCCTTACCCCTTGGAAGCTGGGTTATTTTAGAAGGAGAGAGGACGCATTCAGCGTTGGCCCAGGCATCACACGGGTGGCTGTTGTCGTCTTTAACCGGGAGCGTTGAGGTTCTCTGCCCCTGGTTATTCACCCGGTAGTGCCAGCCGCCGGCCAGGCCGCGGTCGAGGATCTTGTTGTTGGCAGAAACCAGCATCATCGGCTCCCCACGCTCATCGGAAGCCCGAAGGACATAGGGTAGATGCGCCTCGATCATCTTCCATTCCCGGGGCCCATCCTCAAAAAAAGCGCCCGGAAAGGCCTTTGCGACCTTCCGGGCGGCTGATTCCAACTTCTTGGATTGATCCATATTGCTCATGGTGCAATCGCCGCCGATCCGCCAAGCCTTGGCCATCCCTTTCCATTTTGGGCTTTCCAGTAAGGGGATGACCTGCAGTTCCAGGAGGGCTTCGATATCTGCACCGAATAAGCGCAGAGTATCGATGTAAACCCTCCGGTTATTTCTGGTGATCTGACCAAGAACGCAGGCGGGGTTCCCCCAGGAGTCGAAGAAGGCAAAAGATTCGAGCCCCGGGGTGGGGTCGATGATGTACTTGGAAAGGTGCCGGGCCCGATTATAGGTCGGGGTTACCGCAGGCCCCCGTTGGACCACCGCGAACCTGCCTTCGACATAACGGGCGGTTCCAGCTTTATCACCAGCATAGGCTGCAATGACGGCCTGACGGGCCAACTCATCCTGGTGAGGATTCTCCCCGTAAGGAATGTGAAAAACTGCCTTGGTAATCAGGGGGGTTCTGGGGTCGATTACCCCAGGCTCGATGAGCCTACCATAGGTCCAATGATCCTCGTCAGCAGGGTTCATGTCGATCTGCAGACGAGCTGGGGCGCCTTCCTGTCGGGCGCACCGCACCAAGGCCGCTTTGAATACCTCCACAGACAACCCGGCATTGATCACCGTCCCGGAGACCATGGGCGCCGGCTCATTGAGCCAGATCAAGGCATACTCGGGCCCTTGTAATCGGGACAGGCTGGCCAGGTCGTCGATTCCAAAGAGATCCACCTCTATGGGCGGATCATTTCTGATCTTGAGTTGTTTCCAATCGTTCCTGGGTTTTAGAGTGCCTGGCGGATAATATTTCCGGAAGAATTTTTCGATTGAAGGGACGATGCTGGACTTGATATTTTCGTGAGTATCCCGGACTGTGGCCATCCGGATGGGGCCATCGACGCCAGCTTTCTTGCATCGCTGGGCATGATTCAGCATGGCCAGGATGCAGGACCAGGTATTATGAGTAACCGTGAAATCTCCTAAAAGAAATCGGCGGTTCCCGTCA